CCTAGAACAACGTATCTTGCAAGAGAACATGGAGAGAGTGAAAATTTTAGAAATTGGAATCCTCGTGGTGAAGCACAGTTAGTAATAAATGAAAAGAGAGATAGAAAGAATTTTATTTTAGAATATCCTAGAAATATTAAGTATTTTGATGATATCTATGATTTAGCAGAATCCACTTATTTAAGTAAATTAAATTATGAAACAGAGAGAAAACTTATAAGTTTTGTAAATTTTAATTATAATGAAGAACAAATAATAAAAGCTAAACATTTATTTTTTGATCATGATATAGTTTTTGAAAAGTATCTAGAAAATGTTTCTTATTATTTTGTTAAAATAAATTTAGAAGATACACCAGAAACAATAAAAGCAATTATATCTAGATTGTCTATAGGAAATTATGAGTTAAGTTTTTTTTCAGATAATGTGCATTTGCATCAAAATAATCGTAAACAGTTAGATAATATAGAGAATATAAAAGAAGTTATTTTATCAGGTGGTAGAAGTGTTTTTTGGTATGCACAAGATAATCGAATACATTTTATTTCCGCTGTTAAACACATAATAGATGTTCCTGAAATTGTTTTATCTACACGAAATGCATATGTTTTAGAGAAAGAAGAGAAAAAAGTAGAAGAAAATAATTTAAAAATAATGCAAGTACATGTTGGTTGCGGTCTTGAGATTCCTCCAAAAGCATATGGAGGATTAGAAGAAGTCATAGGTCAATATATGAGAGTAGCAACAAATAGAGGACATGAAGTAAATTTGAAATGGTTGGATGATATAACACAAAATGATTTAGAAAAATATGATGTGTTTCATAATCATACTGGTGGTTTTTGGAATTTATTAAGAGATAGATGTATACCCTATATTTTTACAATGCATGATGCTTTTGTAAAAATACATGGAAAAGATTCTCATTTTTATATGACTAATAATGAGACTATAAAAAATTCTTTATTCAGTTTAATTCCAACTGAAGATATGATAGATTTTTTTCTATATCCAGAAAAATTGAGAAGATTACATCATGGTGTAGATACAAATTATTTTTTTCCAAAAGAAAATAAAACATATCCAGAACGATTAATTTGTGTGGGCGGGGGAGATGATAGAAAGGGATTTCATTTAGCAATTCAAGCGGCACATAAATTAGGAATGCCAATAACAATTGTAGGACCAGATTCAGTACATGCAGTATATAATAAGAAATTTTATGATATTGTAGAAGAAGCAAGAACGCATACTGTATTTCCTTCTATTGATGTACAACTTACGGGTAATGTAGAAAAACAAGAATTAAGAGACATATTAAATGAACATCATGTAATGATTCATCCAGCATCTTTAGAAACAGGTCAACCATGTCTTGCAGTTCTTGAAGCAATGTCAAGTGGAATACCCATAGTTGGAACAATGCAAGATAAAATTTCTTTAAAGGGTTTTGAATTATGTACAAGAGAAGTTGATGATATTGTTAATAAGGTTAAACTTGTTTTAGATAATTATGATGAATATTCAAAGAAAGCAAGAGAGTTTGCACAAGAAAGAGATTGGGAAAATATTTTTGATGAATTAGAAAAATATTATTATGAAGCAAAAGAATTAAAACACACTAAGCCATTTGATATGAAAGATAGATTGTTATTTGCATATCAAAATACAGATGCAGATGGTAAAAATATTTTCAATTTAAATATGCAAAAAAATCCTTATTTATCTGTTAAAGGATCTACTCCTGGAAATTATAGAATTAATTTTATTGATAAAGATACGGGTGCTATTCATTATTCAAATGAAATTTCTGTTGGAGGATGGGTTGCTTGTGGTATTGATTATTATGTAAATTGGAGAGTTGAAGGAATAAATGTTCAAACAGAAGAAATAGAATTTGAATATGAACAAGATTTTACAAATAAAAATATTTTTATTTGGTTTGATTCAGTAGCATTAGGAGATACGTTAGCTTGGATTCCAGTTGTTGAAGAATTTCGTAAAAAACATAATTGTAAAATGTATTGTAGTACATTTTGGAATGATTTGGTATCTGACACATATCCTGAAATAACTTTTATAACCCCCGAATCTGGTTTTATGGATTTTGAGTCTTCTTATAGAATAGGTTTTTTTGAAGAAAGTCTTCAATCTCCAGTAGATATGAAAGAAGTTTCTTTACAAGGATTGTGTGCAGGTATTCTTGGTATTAAAGATTTTAAAGAAACAAGATGTGAAATAAAAATTAAAGAAAAAGAAAAGGATCCACAATTATTGAGAAAACCTTATGTGTGTATTGGTATACAATCAACTGCTCAAGCAAAATATTGGAATTATCCAGGAGGATGGGATAAGGTGGTTGACTTTTTATCCAAAAAGGGATATAATATAGTATGTATAGATAAACATTATTCTTTTGGACAAGGAGCATATTTTAATACATCACCAAAAAATGTGATAGGCAGACATGAACGAACCTTAGATCAAACAATAGCTACTTTAAATCGTGCTGAGTTTTTTATTGGATTGGGTTCTGGACTATCATGGTTAGCGTGGGCTTTAAATAAATATGTAATAATGATATCAGGATTTAGCAATCCTAATTCAGAATTCTCTTCAAAATGTTTTAGAATCCATAATGATACAGTTTGTAATAGTTGTTATAATCGGCATAAATTTGATCCTTCTGATTGGATCTGGTGTCCAGATCATAAAAATACTGATAGAATGTTTGAATGTACAAAAAACATTGAACCAGTAAAAGTTTATGATGCTATTGAAGAAGTAATAAAACTAATAGATAAAAAATGATTAAAACAATAAAACCCCTAGACTTTGCAATTATTATAGAAGATATTGTTGCTAATAAAAAAATGTCTTATTTAGATGCAATATCTCATTACTGTGAAGAAACAAAAATGGAACCAGAAACAGTTGGAAAACTTGTTCAAGGAAATTTAAAGGCCAAGCTAAGAGAAGAAGTTACAGCCTTGCATTTTCTCCCAAAATCTGCTACAATACCAGGACTATGATAAAAATGGATCCGTTTGATTGTTATAAAGAATACGTTTCAATCAAGACTCATTTTCATGCTAATAAGTATGATTACTTTAAGCATAAAAAAAGAAAAATCTCATTGAATGCTTTTAAAAAACGTAATGATCAATTCTTTTTTGTAAGATTGTCAAAAAGTTATAAAGATGATGAGATATCGAAATTCTTTGTTGCTAACTTTATTGAGAATGAAAATTTGTGGATAGGTGATGCACTTGATTCACAAGCAGAAATGAAATATAAAGAATGGCAAAAAAGAATACAAAGCATGAGTTATATTTTTAGTAATGATATTGAAAAATTGTTGAACAAAGAAGATTTTGAAAATTGGTTCAAAGTTGAAAATGGACAACATCCTGTATTACTAAAACAAACGATTGCTAAATATATTTGTATGGAGACTTTTTCCATACTTAATATGATTCTTAACTTTATTCCTGATTGGGATAAAAAGATAAAAGAAACTTTTGTCTGGCCTCAGTTTAGAGATAAAGTTTTGAAGTATACTCCATTTTTGGAGGTGGATAAGACGAAATTTCGTAAAATACTACGAGATACAATTAATACAACGAATATAACGAATATGAAAGGTTAACATGGCACAATTATCTGCACTAAAAAAATCCCGCAAATCCTTTATGCAAAATCTTCACAAAGAAATTGAGAAGATTGATACTCCTTCTGAATCGAAGAGTTATATCGATGATCGATTTTGGAAGCCAGAAATAGATAAGTCTGGAAATGGATATGCTGTTATTCGATTTCTTCCTCCAGTAGATGGAGAAGATATCCCATGGGCGAGAGTTTTCAACCATGGGTTTCAAGGACCAACAGGTCTTTGGTACATTGAAAATTCTTTGACAACTCTTGGTAAGAAAGATCCTGTCTCAGAATATAATTCTCAACTCTGGAATTCTGGAATCGAGGCGAACAAAGAGATTGCTCGTAAGCAAAAACGCCGTCTAACTTATATCAGTAACATTTATGTTGTTTCTGATTCGAAGAATCCTCAGAACGAAGGAAAAGTTTTTCTATACAAATTTGGAAAAAAGATTTTCGATAAAGTCAATGACTTGATGAATCCCGAATTTGAAGATGAAACTCCTGTAAATCCCTTTGATCTTTGGGAAGGTGCGAACTTCAAATTGAAGATTCGTAAAGTTGAGGGTTATCAAAATTACGATAAGAGTGAATTTGATAAACCTGCACAACTTGTAGAAGATGAAACCGAGCTTGAAAAAATTTGGAATTCACAGTATGCTCTTACAGAATTTACTGGTGATGATCAATTTAAGTCTTATGATGAATTGAAAGCAAGATTGGATTCTGTTCTTGCAGTAGAAACTCCTCCTATTACTGAGCCTGTTTCTCGACCTACTACTAAACCTAAAACTGCTGAAGATGTTTCAGAAGAGAAAACATCTTCTGAAGATGATGAGGATATGTCTTATTTTGCTAAATTAGCAGAAGATAACTAATCTAAGGGTGCTTAGTACTCACTTTAATTAGGGGGCCTGGAGTGTCGTTCCAGCGGCACGCCTCCTAATTTACTAGCGATGAGGACCATCAAACAAACCAGTATCCAAAGTTTGAAAATCCGTACTTGGATTGACCGAGTTATTGATATTAACACTATGAACAGAACCATCATGTACTTGCATTACATTGTCCGGAACATTACGAGCATTCCATGCTCCTCCTATAGGACTAGCCTCAAATTCACGTAATAATCTCAAGGCCATTATTTCTTGATTAAGAAATTCTAAGGGTTTCTTTGCAGATCCTTCTCCTGGTGATGTAATATTTTGAGCGGCAACAGTTGCCGCATCCATCCTGAAAGTTCCTGTCAACCACTCACCCCCAGTTAACTTCATGTATTCTGTTTTAAGTTTTTCCATTGAAGACTTGAATGCTTTATCATCCGCTGACATTTCACCTGCATTTTGGGGAAAGACGGAGGTTTTGGTAACGAAAAGTTTGTCAGCAATACTTCCAGTCTTTGCCTCACGGCGTAATCGTTGTACTTCATTATCTAAACTCTCTTCAAATTCGGTAATTCCAAATGCTGATTTGAATTTAATGGCGGCCCAATTGCCAACTGTTTCGGCTATCCATGCTGTCATAACTCCAAAAACAGCTCCTATTATAGCACCAGCAATCATTCCAGGTAAAGTTCCTACAGCCCCGAAAGCCGCACCTCCTATTGCTCCACTTAATCCAGCTACAACATATGGATTTTTTGCTTGACTTTTAAGATAATTTAATGTAGCTTTTTTCATGGCATCAGCCATTCCTTTGCCTTCTTTATTATCAATTCTTATTGCTTCTGCTAAAATTGGTCCCCCCAACATTCCAGCGGCCGCTCCAAATATAGCACCAGCAAGCATTGCATGAGGTCCAAATTTACTAAATGCCATTAAACCAAAAGCCGCTCCTAGACCTGAAGGCCATCCAGATTCTAAAGTTTCTCTCATTTCTTCACTTGAATACCAATTTTTTAAACCCGTTCTGAATGCTACACCAAGGTCTTTTTCTCCTCCTGCTTCTACTTTTATCATTTCTTTAATAGCACCAGCTCCTATCATTCCAATACCTGCCCCAAGAATTGCTCCAGCTATCATTCCTGGAAGACCAAGAGGCATTAGCATTTTTGCTCCCATTATACCAAATCCAATTTTAGCATAGGATCCCAAGTTCGTTGCTAAGTGTTCTTTCATTTTACCTACTACACCACCAGAATCCATTTTAGATTTATCTTTTGCAAATATCTGATTTAGTGAAGTTAATGCGCCTCCAAGTAGTCCACCAATTACTGCACCTCTTGGTCCCAATAATCCAAAACCAATTAAAGCTCCTTTTCCAACACCTCCTGCCGCGGCATGAGCAAGACTTTTATAGGGTCCACCTGATGGAGCAAAATAAGAATTTATAAATGCTTCAACTCCACCACTAAAAGTGTTTTGATCAAATCCTGCTTGTAATGCTTTAATTAATGATGGTCCCGCAACGAGTAAAGCAACACCTCTTGCTAATTTGGGCAATAGTGCTAGACCTAAGGATCGTGGCATAAATCTTCTTAATCCTCCAGGAATTCCTAAGAGTGCAGTAGATAAGAAATTTCCTAACATTCCCATGAAACCTTTTCCTGAAAATCTTGGCATATTCAGTTTGGATTTCATAGTAAGACCTTTTCTATCTTCTTTTTTTCCTTCAAGTTCGTTTTCTTTTTCTGTTCTTAGTCTTGTTTTTTCTCTGTCTGCTTCTTTTAGTAGAAGTCCTCTCATACTGTATAATAAAGAAGATTGTACTTCCAACTGTTTTTCGATAGTTGCAATATTATTTTTATTTTGATCTTTAAGTTCATTAACAAGATTTTGAAAATGAGTATAATTGTGAGGTTTACGGGCCATTAAGACTTTCTTTGTTGATCTTTAATTTTTCTATTTTCTTCTTCTACATGAGCAACTAACATTTCTACGTAGATATCTCTTTCAAAAGGCATTAAGTTTTCTACTTCTGTTAAACTATATTTATGATGTTGCATCAATTGAAACGTTAATTGATAATAGTTTGCTAAAGTATTATGACTACAAATCATAAAAAAAAATCACCAATTCCATTTAAAGTTTGTTTTTCAGAACATTTGCATTTTGAACATGTATATTCAATATCATGTAATAATGCAGGCATTGTACTAAAAAAAGTTTTAAGTTTTTCAAATTGATCACTTGTCAAACTGTTAATAAATTCATTCATTTCTTCTTTACTGTGTTCACTCGCAGTAAATACTTCATCACCAGAAAATATGTTGTCAATGGAACTAATAATAATATCAAATAATTCTTCTACGGCAGAAGTATTTTCCGCATTTTCTATCTCAGCTAAACGACTGTAAACATCCATTGTTGGATATTTCATTTCAATTGTAATTGTATCTGTTAATTTAATATGTTTTGAATGATTATCGTTTTTAGTGAGTTTTATATCTTTTAGATTTACTTTTATTTTTGTTGCTTCTTCACAAGAATCTCCTTCACTATTTTTATCATTAGGATGTTTTGCCAATATTTCAATAACTTCACCAACTGATTTTGATCTTATGTGTAATAATGCCATTTGTAAATCAAATAATGGCAATTGTTCAGCATTAATGTTTTCTGATAAAATACAATTATTGATTATTTGTTTTGAAGTTGTTATTATTTCTGCTTGTTCTCCTCCCTCCATAGCCATTAATAAAAGTTTTTCTTCTTTGACTAAAAAGGGTCTATATTTTACTTCACCCTTTATTGATTCCAAATTCATTGTAAATATTGGTGCATTAATTATGGGTAAACTCATTATATTCTCCTAGTATAATATAAAATAATTAAAATCCTCTACTGGTATCACCAGTCATTAAAAAATCACGTACACGATCTGATGTCCATGAAGAAGAACCTGAAGAGACTTGTTCCCATTTTCGATATGCAAATGTAACACTAAGTCTTGCATATTCATTATTTTGTCCCCATCCTAAATTTATCGCTCCTACATTTAAGGGATATGCTTCTCTAAATCTTATTCCATAACTTGAAGAGTTATTTTCTTTATAAGTTGTTAAGAAAAGATCATTCACATAATTTTTATAATATGAAGCATCATAAAATTCGGGATCAACTATATCGTTTTGCCAATTATCAAAAAATTCTTTTTCTGCCCAACCTTCTGCAGTACATACAAATGTCATTGTAGTATCAATAAACATTTGACCATAACCGATTTTTCTTACTGGTCCATATAGTTTATCTTCAACTGTAAGTGTGGTTTTACCAGGAAGTTCTGCTTGTTCGCATAAAAAGGTAGAAAAAGAAGATCCTTCTCTTCCAGGAATAAAAACTTCATATCTATTTACTGGTGCAGGACCTTGTTTTGCGTTTACTCGACTTTTAAAATTGTCTATGCTTAAAGTCATTAAATCATTCTCCTACTATCTCCCCAAACAACGAGTTTGTTTTCTTTTTTAAATCTTTCAGTTGGTAAAAATAATGCAATTTCTTTTTCATCATCATCTACAATTACAACTCTAGATGTTATATGTTTATATAGATATCTTTTTACTGTCGGTTTAATTTGTTTAATTCTCGCAAGTCCTTCATAATTTACTGATTTTGACCGATCAATAGCATCCATTAATTTTGCTCTAAGTAATGGTGGAAGATAATGAAAATTTAAACCAAGAAAACCATTTCCATACATTTTTACACACATGATTAATGGAAATCTATCATAATACTTCATTTTCTTTTTAGTTTTTGGATCATAAAAATATGATGCCATTGCACCAGGTGCTATTGTTCCTTTACCTGATTTTTTAGCAGTTTTATAAAATTCATCTGCAGTATCTACTTCACTAAATCTACTTCTTAATTCTGCTCTTAAAGCACCAACTTTTCTACGAAACCATTGTGATGCGTTGGTTGTTCTTGGTTGTCCTTCATTCCTTCTTATCGCAGTTTTTAGCTTATCTAAAAATGTTTGATCTTGTTGTGCCATAATTATATTTAGTTAAAAAAGATGATCTTCTGTAATGATTTTAAATCTCCATTTTCTATCACTACAATACTCTGTAGCCGCCTTCCATTTTGCTTCATTTACACCAAATGTGTATACTTCAGATAAATATCTTCTAGTGATTCTTTTGGGTTTTTTGGGTTGTGTTAGTTGTTTTTTTGGTTTAACTTCTATAAGAACACACTCTGTTAATCCATTTTCTTTTTTTATTTTGATCCAAAAATCAGGAAAATATCTATGTATTCGTTTATCAATAGGAGATTTGTAGGGCACAACTATCTCTTCACTTGACCATTCAATAACATCGGGATTATTTTCACAATAATTCATGAATTTTTTTTCCCATAAAGAACGGTAAGTAACTTTAGTAGGATCTCCTCGATATTTTTTCAAATTCTTTATTTTATATTTTCCTTTGTAACTCATGCTAAATATTATGTATAACAAGTTAAGGAGAATAATGTCTGATAATCCGGCAAGAAAATTAAAAGAAGTAATACAAGAAAGAACTGGTGTTACAATACATAGATTCCCAGAAAATATAGGATCATCTGCAGAAGAACCAGAATCGAGAAAATTTTGTTATTTTCGTTTTCATAATGTGGAAAAGGGAAAACCAGGATCCACAACTTCGGCTGTAGCATTACCTTTTCCAGAAATAAATGATGCTATTAATATAAAATATGATAATGTTGAATTTGATGTAGTTGGAGCAATTGCAGTAGGAGCCGCGGCGGGAAATATAAGTATAGATCGTTTATCTTCTATTGCAAAAACAGGAATAAAATCTTTCAATAAAGATTCTTTTGCACGGATAGCCGCAGATACAGTATTAAGCGGAACTCCTGGATTAAAGGCAGGAGTTGCAAAGGGATTAAACTCAATACAAAATCCCTATATTACAAATGTATTCAGTAATTCGGGATTTAGAGATTTTTCTTTTTCTTTTGTTCTTATACCAAAAAGGGCTCATGAAAGTGATCATATACAAAAGATTATTAAAACTTTTAAAAAAGCAATGTTGCCCAGGAAACGAGTAGTAAAACATGGAAAAATGGTGAATCAAAGTACAGGTCTTTTGAGTATGCCTGATAAAGTTGATATTACTTTTTTTCCTACTACGAGAAATTATAGAAAAAATGAATCAATATTAAAAATTCGAAATGCAGTTGTGACAGATTTTACTGTTGAATATTCAGCAGGCACACAAAACCCCACTTTCTTTAAAGATACGGGTGCCCCACTATCTGTTACATTAAATGTGACAGTTAAAGAAACTGAAATTTATACTAAAGAAAGACTTTTGGAAGATTATCCTAAATATTCATCGGAATTAAAACCGAAATTAGAATCAAGCGATTAGTAAAGGACCGTACTAAGGTGTCAGAAAAATTATTTAATTTAAATAGATTAATAGGAAACAATAAAAGATATGAATATCCTACTGGTATAGCAAAAGATAGGGGCTTACAACATTTTATGATGATAAAAGAATTGATATGGAAAGCACCTAAAAAAAATGATGATTCATTTAACGGACAGACGGGTTTTGAAAATCAGACTTCAGGCAATGAAAGTAAAAATTTTTATTCAGAAGGAAAAAATTATATTTTACACTTACCTCCTGGTTCATTAAAGACACAATATTCTGCTGATTATGCTGATGTAAATTTGGGTATTTTTGGGGATATACTATCACAAAATGCAATGCAGATAACAGAAGATTTAAAGGAGCATTTTTCAGACTTTGCAAGGGGAAATACTGGATTCATACAAAATACAATGGGTTTATATAATAATATGAGAAAAGATGCAACAAAAATGGTCATGCCATATGTTGACAGTAAAGATTTTGGAGATGATTTTGTAAAAAGAATTAAATTTAATGTAGCAACCGCCGCTGGTGCATTAGCTCCTTCAAATGCAAAAGGGGAACAAATAGCAAGTATGTCTATGCGGGCGGCAAGAAATCCATATACTTCTCTTATATTTACAGGGATAAAAAAATTACGAACACATAATTTTAATTTTGAATTTAATCCTAAAAATGCAAAAGAATCTAAAGTTCTTATGAATCTTATATTAAATTTAAAATATGGAATGTTACCAGGATTAGATCAATTAGATATCAAAAAGAAATTAAAACCAATAGCAACAGTTACGAATCATCATCATGATAAATTTAAAACTTTAGAGATTAATAATAAAATGAATTCTGCTTTTTTTACTTTTCCTTATAATTATAGAATTCAATTTTTTAGTAATGCTCAAGAAAATGAATATTTATATCGTATAGGAAATTCTTTCCTAGTATCACTTAAGGCAAAATATTCTCCTAGATTTTTTGAAGAAAATGGAATGCCAACAACAATAGGTTTACAGCTTCAATTTAAAGAAAATTTTGCTCTTGATAGATCACATGTTGATGTTTCACAATCCTCGGAGTCATATTAATGTCAGATTTTTTTAAAAATTATAGTTCATTTTATTATAATATAGATAAAGTTAAACCTATTAGAGGAAAACTCGCAACAAATATATTGTCTAGAGTAACAATAATTAATAAGGTTTTAAACAATGTTAGATCAT